CAAGCCCCTGCGGGTACGGATGCCCCGCCTTCTTCAACAGTGACTTCGCGAACCCGATTTGTTTGTCGGATGCTGTGCCTGCGGGCTGGGTGACCTGCACAGACGGCATACGGGCGTCGGTGCCTTGGCTCATGCGCTGCACCTTTGACATCTCCTCACGGCTCGGCCGTTTGTTTACATCAGACCCTGCGTAGCCAGCGTTAGCCAACGCACGACCGACGGCACTGGTCTCACAGTTCTCGACGTGGCTGGTTCTGTTTACATTCCCAGCGCCGCGCACTTCTTCGGCGTAGCCCGTAGCAATGCAAATGTCCTCGAGCCACAGTTCTGCACGAATCACACAGATGTCTGCACCGGGGGCGCTGATCATGTGGGTGATGGTGCGACCGTTGGGGTGGTCGGCTAGCCAGCGGGCGTGACGCGCCGCTACTGGCTCGTAGTCGTCAAGGTTGAACCCCATTAGTCCCACTCCCCTGTTGCTTCCCTTACTCGGTCGTAAATGCTTTTTGCCTCAAAGTAAAACACTGGCAACGTTTCCTCAACCGAGTCAAGCAGGTAGCACCTTGAGCAGGTGATCTGTAAACGGTCGCAACTGCAGCTCTTGTTCAGGGTGCCAAGTATCAGACCCACAATCGTGTGCTTTACCCGGTAGTCGGTTGGGTCGATCATCTGCCCGTTTCCCATTCCCCAAGGTTTACACCATCGCTGTGTCCCATTGACGGGTGCCAACAGTTGGCTAACTCCATGATGCGTGCTGCCGCTTGGCTAAGCCATAGGTGGGCTAGGTAGTTGCCTGACAGGTGAGCGTCGGTGGCAAGGTTCAGTAAACGCTTGGCTAGTTGTTCGTCACTGAGCGCCATTAGCAGCTGCTTTCTTTGCGTCGCGCTTTTGCTGTAGATCTGCTACAAGTTTTTTAGCATCACGCTTTGCCTTGGCCTCAAGACGCTTCTGCTCTTTTGCAAGTGCTTGCTTAGACAGTTCAACTGTTGACCGCAGCTGAACCCAGACAAAAGCGCCGACACTTAGTTTCATTGTGCTTGCGTTGTAAACAAGCGCGTTGTATTCATCTTCCGTAACACGGAACGAGATGACTTTCGTTTTCATTGTTTCTCCCAATGTTTGTTGTGTTATTTGCAGTTACGTTTCCAGCGTTGCACCAGCGGGTGCTTCGACTGGCACAGCAACGTCTGTAAACCCATGCAGTTGGACTTTACAACACCCCAACCCCACGGGCCGACAGGGTGCTTGTAAACACCCCTAGACCAGTGACCCTCAAACGCGATGTTATCCACGACGCGGGCCTGCTGAAGCGCCGTTAGACCCGCAGCCGATGAACGGTTAGACCAACGCACCCAAGTGCCTCGAGCAATACCAAACATGCCGGTATAGGTCTTGGTTGAGTGGTTGACGTCTGCGCCTGTTTCGCACTGGGCTAGGCGACGATAGAAACGCCAGTCCATAACCAGCTCCTCCCCGTATGCCTTGGTCGGTGTTGCGGATAGGGCGGTGGTGATAAGTGCTATGCACATGATGCGTCTAAACAATCCTCTGAAACCTCAATAGATGGCCCCCATGGCAGGTTTTGCGACAGTCGATGATTCACTGTCACCCGCTCAATCAGGCCGTCCGCAGATGTAAACACCTGCACCAGTATTTTCTTATCTTCCGACCATAACGGAAGCCAGCCGTAAACAGGTATCACTTCTCACCTGACATGCCGACGTAGATGACTAGAACGGTCGTAAACACAATGATTCCGAAGCCGACCCATGACACGATTGCGTGGATCACTTCAGTGCCTCCAGACCTTGCTGGGTGATACGGCACACCATAGCGTTTACCTGTGCCACGGTCGGGCGCATAGTGCCCGTAGTCTCAATGAAGCCCATACGGCGCAGGTCAGCGCATCGCTTCCAGCCGTGAAGGATGCCAGCCTGCGACGATGCTTCCTCGTCGGTTAGCCCCATGATTGGGTTTTGGGCGTAGATGGCGAGTAGGCGCATAGCTTGCGAGCCGCGTTTTGGTGTGATGTGCTTCGCTCCGTTTACAGACCCTTGCGGGTCGGTGTTGCGGAACAACGGCAGGTCATCGAATGTTGTCATTGTTTCTCCTTGTCCTTGGCGACACCGTCACCGTAAACAACTGTTTACACGATGTCAAGTATTTGAGAGTTCGCGGGTGGAGCCGGGGAGAAACCAACAACCCCACCCGCTAGCCCCTACGCAAGACCAAGCGCGTAGAAGGCGTCCTATGGCTTTGGAATAGCCTTCCAAGCGGCTTGAAACTCCTCAGCAGATGTCCAGCTGTTCTCAATCTCAACGTGGAGCCATTTGCCACCGGGTGAGCCAAGTGCGGGACCTGTCTGGACTTTGACCCCTTTGACGCCTTCACCCCTAGAACAGCGATAAGAACGACCCCATGCCTTGGTTGCACCGGGAGCCTTGTAGGCGTAGTCATGAATTTCGGCTATACGGAGCGTCGCAGTGTTAGCGATAAGCCAGTCCCATGCCGCCACGGCGATTTTGCGGTCTGTATACCCTATATCGCAACTCCATCCGGTCGCATGCGTACTCAGCCATTTGGGGTCGCCTTCGATGGCTTTCGGGTTTTTCATGGTGCGGTTGGAGTAGATGCCCATGTTGGTGAAACCCCAGCGTCGGTTCATCGCTTTGACAAACCAGACGGTTACGGGTGACGCTTTGCCACCGTTGAAGGACGGGAAAAATGGGTATTTACGGGGCACTTGGCGGGTCCTTCGGTTTGTCCTTGAGACCGTTGCCTGCAAGCAGTCCGATAAGTCCACCGGCAAGGGTCATCAGCATTGGTGACAGCACAGCCCACGCTTCGGCGTCGTTGGGTGCTTGCTCGAGTGGTTGCACGACGAACAGTAGGCCGTAGATCAGCGACACGATGGCTGCGACGAATGAGAACGAGAGTGCGATGCCGACTACGAGTATTAGTCGGGCTTTAATTTCTTCGTTGGTTAGGCGGTTTTCTGGTTTCATGGGCATCGTCTTTCTAGTAGGCCGTCGGCGCGGGTGGTTTCGCAGTTTTCGCGTACGCGGTCTGCGCAACTACTCAGGGCTAAACAAAGGCTGAGCATTAGCATTGCGCGTTTCATACTCTGCGTACTCCTCATCTGTCATCTCGCGTACTAGGTCGTCAATTTGAATGTTGGGTCGGTTAGTTTCGGTATCCGTAGACACGAATGGTTCCTCCTGACATAGTTGCGCCACCCGTAGTTGCCAAAGTAAACGCGGTGTATGAAGTTGTGTTGTTTAGATAGCCGCCGTACTGACCGTTTACACCGCCCGTACTTACCCCAATGTAGGTTCCACAAATAGCGGTCTGGTCGCTTTCAAACGGCCTGACAATGTCCATCACCACCGTGTTTGCGTTAGTTGTAAACGTACCTACGTTTGTCCACGCTGCGCCGTTGTTTACTGCCGCCACAGCGCTGCCGCCTGTGTAGTTGGAGTAAATCATTGAGTAGTAGTAACCCGCAGCAGTCGAACCAAGCGTCATAGTAAGGCCGCCGTCCGCAGTTGCAGAACCACCGCTGACGACAATTCGATAGTTTTCGTAATCAGCCGAGAACGCTCCCGTAACCGTCACGCTCGACACCGCACTGCCGATTGTCTGTGTCTTGACCAGCCACAACCCGACACCATTCATGTCGGACGCGTTCAGCACATCGCCACTAGCAAATACTGGAAAACTCATACTGTTATCCTAAAAGGTCTGTCCCGCCTAGGCGAGATTGGTTGAGAATAAATACCGCAGCCCAACGCGCCGAGCCCTCCAGCGTCGTCACCCAACGCTCAGGAGTGACCGAGTGCGCAATACGAGACGCCAGCATCGGCGTAGTAATCGCGTTGCCTGACGGCGGAGTGACCTGCAAAGTAAACCTGTCAAACAGCTCGAGCCCGAGCGTGGAAGCCCACGACGCGGTAGGCGACAACACAACCGATACCGGCGACGCCTTCGCGTACACTTGCCCGCCCCAGCCCACAATAATGTCGGCCACCTGATCGGCGTCCTCAATGGTCTGCACCTGCGTCGCAATAAACTGCTCAGCCTCGCCGTAAGTAGCGCTACTGGTCGTGTTCTCTTGAATGTAAACACCGCCGCCACTCATCTCAACATTTGCCACGTTACGCATGGAGTCGCCGTCGTATTGCAGCTGCACTTCGGTGCCGATGGAGTTGCCCATAAACCCGACGCCGTTGCCGTATTCGGCCTGCGGAACAATCGAGTCGGTCTGGGTGCGGATTTGCGACTGGCTGTAAAGCGTCAGTGTGCCCGCCTTGTTTACAAACATCGGTGCAAACTCCGAGTTTGACACCTTGGTCAGTTCTGACGATGCTGTGGGTGCGTCGGGTGTGAGCGCCAGCACGTCGGATGCGGGGCTTGCCGGGGTGGACACCAGCGACGTTGAAAACTGGGTGTTGCCGATAATGCGGGTTACACGCGCCGAAGTTGTCTCAGGGTATTGGGCGTCGCCCAGACGCACAATGTCTTGGATTTGTGCTTGTGTAAGTATTGACGGGATGAGGGCTAACTGTTGGAACTCGCCACGGCCCAAAGAAAAG